GAGCACGTGAGATACGATAGATGACAACCGCATCTTCGATCATTCGTAATTGATTAAGGGGTTTGATTGCTTTGTGGAGATGACTTAAAACTAGTTTTCTATCGGCATCTAATATACCAGAATGGACATAAGAGATAGAATCAGCGGCAATTTGAACTGTCATACCCCCCGCAGTCTGTGAAATTCCCCTTTCATTAAACATATAATATTCTTGAAATCCGGAAGTATCAAGTTCTGCACCTTGAGGCCCTTGAACAACTTTTGGTTGTCTAACCTTTTTAATTTTTAGGGGATCTATTGGGCGGAGTTCTAATATACCACGTTTGGGGTTTCTATCATCAATGATAACATGAAAATACATTCTACCATCGACATACCATTTTCTAAACATCTCATAACCAATTTTTCTAAAATCTAACAAACGAATCAGTTCTTTAAATTCGTTTATGATGGTTTCTTTAATGTTATCTGATACGTTAGATTTTTCTAGGCTTAGGCTAACAGGAGATTCCTCCCTATTCGTAACAACGGCCTCATTAACAACATCATCTATTGCTTGATCACATTCGGGATATGTCGCCATCTCCCTATATTTTCTAATTAAGTCTAATTCATTTTTAGTGACACCTTCTAAGTCAACATACGTACCGTATGCTCCACCCGATGGGCCAAGTTCCATTGCGCCGTCTTCTGGCTCTGGGAGAGCAAAAGACTTTTTATGCTTTTGATCTTTGTCAACTCTTCCTATAGAAAATCCAAATAATTCAACTGCCATACATTCTTCCTAATAGGGTAAAATGGGAGCAGTAAAAACTCCTCCCATGTAAATTTGTTTTCATCATTAATCTTATTATGCGCCTGCACCTGATTCAGTAGAACTCCAATAATTATATTCCCACGTTATATCAAACGTTTGGATTTCATTACTGTCCCAAGACATGGCGATTTCTGGACAAGATGAAGGCCAGACATTCTTAAATACATATTCTTTAGAAGGGCCTGTACCATCCTTTTTAAGTTGTCGAATTTTCATTTCACCAGTATAGTCAAGAATTTTTATGAAAGAAGAATCTCTTATATTTGTTCGCTGAGAATTGAGTCTTTCCATCCAACTTTCAATATAATTTCGAATTTCCATATTCTCATCATTGTAGACGGATGTTGTTAATGTCGCTGCTGCCCGGTTACCAGGAATCTGCAAAGCTCTTCCCATATATGTAACTGTAGCTCCTTCTATGGTTGAAGCTGGAAATGATACCCCTTTACAGAGAAACGTAAAATCTCCAATGTCTCCTTCAGTACCCTTACCGGATGCGTTAAGTTCACATTCGAATAAACTGGCTAATGCCCCACCTCTAGAAAGTTTTGCAGTAAATGTATCAATGTTAAATGATGATGCTGCTGCCATTGTTATTTTCTCCGATGACTAAAGTTAAGATGTGATGGGGAAGTCTTTTTTACAAGTACTTCCTTCGAAAGTCATCGTCTTCCCCCATCTGTCTGTTATATTTATATACTACTATTTATCGATTATCCAATAATTTCTTCAAATTCAACACCACTTCTAACTGCAACAAATTGTAATTGTATGAAGTTAATTGAACGTGATGGTTTCACATAGATATCTCCACGGAATTCGTTACGATCAACTACATCTCCTGTATTATTGCTATCATCACAAACAACGGCGAAATCTTGAACTCCACCTCTTCCTTGAATGTCTCTCAAGAAAGGTTCAACGGTTGATACGAATCGAGATCGTGCAAATGCATCGTTGAATTCAAACAAGAAGGATTTTGCCATACTAGCAATTGATTTTTCTAACATAATGAATAACCTTCGTACATTGATACGATCAAATGCACTTGATTTTGCTAATAGTGTTTTATCTCCGAAAAGAAGAATTCCGCTTCCGGGCATTGCCGTAACAGGGTTAATTCCATTTTTATAGAGATCATCCCTTTGTGTCTTATTCGGATTAAAAGGAAGTTTGATTGCATTTCGAATATTACCACGATCCAAACCAGCTGGCGACCAAAAAGGATCACGTGCTTGGTCTGTATAGGCACAAGTTCCGGCCACATCTCCATTTAATGGAACATATCTGTACACATCATTATACTTGTCATACATATATTTCCATCCAGAGTCCAACATTGCATAAGAAGAACTTGGCATTGAATTACGGAATGCTATAACATCAGTAACTTCGCTTCCTGCGTTATTAACAACATTTGCTTGTGTGGGTGAAATAAATGCCACACAATCCTTACGATATTCTGCAATATTATTAATTGCATGAATAGCGGTAGCGGCTGTTGCATCAGCAGTCATCAAAAGTGTTACATCTGATTCTTCAGTATTTTTGTATAGATCAAGACCTGTCTGAATATTACCGGCTGTTGAGGCTGAACCTGCGGCTCCACCTGTCATACTGGCCGATATGATTGTTCCACGTGCATTGAATGTTCCTGAAGCTACTCCGCCCCATGCAGTTGTTCCACCCATCCATGTGGCTACTGTATCACCAAGTGCATCATGATCCATCCAACGAACATAAGCAGATCCACGATTTGTAAGGTCTTTGTAGTAAATACTTTGACCGTCTTCACCTTTGGCTCCACCGGCAACTGATCCTGTATATGTTTCCAATACAGTATTATTTGCTCCAGTAAACTCTCCATCTTCATCCACAACAACTACGTGGATCTCATCATAGTTTCCACCGTTTCTTTTGGCATGAGCTGAAGTGACAGGCTCACTATCGAAAGCATCTGAATATTCCCATCTTCGTGAATATGTGTTTGCTACTGCGGCTAATGCAAAAGGTTCTGATACTGTCATTAAGACGGCACTTGTAATTGCTGAAATTTTTCTTTCTTCACCCGTTCCTTCGAATTTAAAAAGATCTCCTACTGTAAACTGAGTATCAAACTGAGTATTTGAATGACCAGTAATAGTAACTCCGTTTGCTGAGGCTCCTGCGGTCATCATCATTTGACCTGCGGGTTCAGCATATGCTGATCTTTTCTTACGAACCATTGCTCCAGAACCTGCATTTGTTGTCCATCCCTTCACGGCTAAGACTGTAGCGGATGTAACTGCGGTAACTACAACATTATTACCATCGACAGATAAAGTTATAACATCACCTACTGTTAGTTCTGTAGTAAAGGCGGTTCCTGATCCAATTATAGTATTATTTGCAGTTGTAAAAATTCCTGTTCCCGTCAAGGCAACATCAGTATTACTATTGAGTGTACCATCTGCATTTGTATTTGCATGTGTGGCTTGACACATAGAAACTCTTAAACTGTTTCCAAGATCACCAGTATACTTTGCTACAAAAGCACCAAAATCATCAGACTGTGTTCCTCCCATGTCTGGGTCATAAGTATTTTCATACGTTTCATCATTATTGATGTAAACTGTATTTGACGCGTCCATTGTCGCGTTCTTTGTATCAGATATATTAGGTGTACGAACCACTTTAAGATTTCCCGAATATGCGAGATAACTTGCAGCGGTGAAAAACGTTTTATACGTAGCTGCGTCTGGCTTACCAAAGCGACTAGCTAATTCAGACTCATTGCTAACTGTAGTACGCCAATATGATGGTCCCCACCTAAAAGGACCGGCGATTGCACCCTCTGTCATAGAAATTTCAGGAACAACAGTTGTTAAATCAATTTCTTTGGTTACAACGCCTGGACTAATTGTAAAAGGCATCTTATCTCTCCTATAAGTTAAGTTGAAAGATTATGGTTATTATTTCTTTATACCATATTACATTTATTTATCTTTTTACAGTTCTCTAAAATCATAAATATTAAGTGTTATCATAAATTTATAAAGGATATATGAATTACAAAGAAGCTTATAAATTAATAGACTGTAAAAAAGATAAAGAACGATTTCTTAAAAAGGTTGATCGTTCTGAAAAACATACAGAGTGTCATATCTGGCTCGCGTCAAAAAATAAAACAGGTCATGGAATGTTTTCTGTAATGGGTCAAACTATACCCGCTAGTAGATATGCATTCATGATGCATGGTAATTTTTCATCAATTTCTGGAATGAGAGGTGAATTATCACCTAGTGAAGTAGTAACTCAAACTTGCTTCAATCCATCCTGTGTAAATCCTAAACATCTTGAAGTATCAAACAAAAGAAGGGTAGGAAAAAGACTAACTATCCATCCAGATCAATTAGTTACTGGTTCTCTAAGTTTTCTAAACAGATTAAAAAAGGAAAGGCCGGATCTAACTAGTAAAATTGAAGATTTAATAACAGAAATAAACAATCCACCTACTGAAGTTAACTTTGCGGATATAGATCCATTTAATACCATACCTTCCTAGCTTCTTCTTCTACTGTCCATACTGTACCTTGATCATCTTTAAATGTGTCAGGTTCTTGTCCGTCATCTATAATTCCAAACGGCAACATATCTTGTTCTAGGGTTTCCATTTGCTCTTCCCACATTTTTTTTCTTATGTCCATGTTTGTCAACTCCTTAAAATATCTCTGTTGAACTAACCATCCAAATATTACTAAAGTCATTGCTAGATCATCATGAGCTCCCTCCTCTGCCTGATACGTATTGTTTGTTAAGGCAAAGGTTGTGAGTTCTCTAATCGTTTCAAAATCACATATAATTAATTGTTCTTGTTCTATCAAATCTTTTAGGGTAGCACATCCAATTCTTTTAATTTGTTTACTCGTTCTCAATCCCAGCTGAATGTTCTTTGCGAATCCACCACCTATTTGTTGTCCTGCTCTTCCCCTCATTGTAATGATCATGATATTTTCATATTCTAAATCATAGTGAAGTGTATCAGCTACTTGACTTCCAATATCATTTACCTCAACTAATACATGTGCACAGTTATACTTATTCCCAACATTGTAAATTACATTCGGATATAACATAGGAGAAATGGTATTATCTCTATATTTTGCTACCTGTTTGTAGGGCATTTCAGAAACATCAAATATATTAAACGCGGAATAATCTACACCTTTTCCCTGTGCAGTATCAGCAATAAGGGCATACGTGTGATTTTTCTTTGGGTGTTCATACACATCTAGATTGTTATTACTATGAATTGGATTCTTAAAAACCATCGTTCTGAGTTTCGATGGAGCAATTAGAGTATACGTTGATCCCACAAATTCACATTCAAACTCTTGAGTAAATTGTACTTCAGAGGTATTACGTATTGTTTCTTCTTTCCATCTACCATCTCTGCCTGGCATCTCTGACCAATGTACCTCAATCGGTACATAGTCGTTTCTTTTTTCTTCTGCATCTACCCACATTTTGTAGAACATGTTGAGTCCAAGTGGAGTTGAAACGATTAGAACTTTAGTAGATTCACCAGCGGAAATAGTAGGATAGACAGAAGTAAAGAATTGTTCTGCTATGTTTTGTGGTACGTGTGCAAACTCATCAAGAAAAATAATGTTGAAAGAACTACCACGAACAGCAGAACTAGAAGTAGCCGCCGCTATAACTTTCGATCCATTTTCAATTTCGATATTTCCTTTGTTCCATACAACCGCACCTTGCTGTAACCACTTAGGTAAATGTTCGTATGCAAGTTGTAGTCTTGAAAGTAGTTCTCTTGCTACTGCTCCTTTGTTGGCGAGAACAGCAACGTTAACACTTTCATTGAACAGAATGTAATGAAGAAGAAATGCGATGATGGTGGTTGACTTGCCCGTTTGTCTAGGCATCTTACAGATCACAAAACGATTATCATTGAACTTGTGTATCATATCTTTTTGATACTCATACATATCAAACGGCACCAATCCGTGGTCTACATGGATAATTTTGACAAAATTCTCTATGAAGTATTCAGGATCTTCCTTACATTTCATATATTCTGTAAGTGTTTCCTCCGTCCACTCTATTTTCTGTCCAACATTTTTTAAATTTGGATTTCCTAAATAGGTTTCACTCGCCACGTTTTGCCTTTAAGAGTTTTTGTAGTTCTGCTGTAGATCCTACAAAGACTGCATTATTAACATTAACTCCACCACTTTTTTCTATACTTAGTTCTTTTTTAGTTTTATGTAGGGACATTAATTCTTTATTTGCGTCTAATCCAGATTTGATTAACTGACCGACCACCTCAAAAGCACGGGGATGTTCTGATTGTTTAGCAATCTCTAACATCTCTTCTACTGCGTCTTGATTTCTTTCGATTAAATTGTAGTAATTTTCACGGGCATAATTATAATCAATGTCATCATCCTTGCGATCACTATCAACACTAGGTATAATCTTTGCGGGAGGCTCGGGCGCCAATTCTGGAGTTGGAACTAAACTTGTAATTTCTAATATTTCGTCTATACGATCATCTACTGTCATTTTTCCTCATCAGTTGCTATGTCATCATACCAAAATTGACCCCTTTCTTTTATACAATCAGAAGTTAGAGGTTTAATAATATTATGTATTTCTATAGGAGGCCTATCTAAAAATTCTCTGGGTTTATATTTAGCTCTAATTTTATCACATATACAAAAACATTGTATCGATACATCTTCTTCTTTTAATTCTTTTTTACTTCTTTTATATTTTGTATTACCTAAAAAATAAATAGTTTCATAACAAGACTTAAATAACAATAAGATATCTTTGGTTTTATATGTATCTCTTGTTGGAACTGTATCGTGTATTATTGCTTCCTGATGTGGTTGAGCAAAACTTAAAGTGCTAACACAGATCACACAAATTACTAAAAGAATTCGGAGTGACATTCTACAGATTCACATCTAATCCGGTTGTCACATCAACATCTATATTGTCATTAAAAAATTCAAAAGTTTCTGTATAGCCAAAATCATCATTCGCTGTAACATCTCCAGGTCCTGGGGTAACTGTATATCTTGTTTTAATTCCTGCTGCTCCTGTACTTGTTGAACTAGTTTCTGTTATGAACTTCATTATTCCTGTTGCGTCTGGAGAATTTGCATCTGCATTTAAAAGTAAATAATTGGTAGAAAAATCCGTACTATCTTCTAAAATAATATATTCTGGAGAATCTATTTCTTCTCCGGGCATTCTAAGGTTTACTATAACACTCTTAGTGACTGATCCTGACTTAACATCTGGATAAATATAACCTTTAAGTTGAAAAGTAAAATCCCATAAAATTTCTCGCCTCATGGTAAAATCACCTTCGTATGAATCTTGAACTGAAGTACCATTTAATATTATAGTAACATCAGGCTTAATATTCATGGATGGAACTAAAGTCACACTAACTGTAAACTCTGGGGTAAAGAAAGGAACAATTTGTTCAAAAATTTGTGCACCATCTTCTGTATTATCTACCATAGCAGTCAAAGTAAAATCAAAATTATAAGGTACAGGACTATATTGTTTCATGAGTGTACTTGTAGATGCGGCAGTATTCGCCGCATAGACTTGGCCTAGAGTATTTAATTTTCTAGTTCCATCATAAGCAATTCCTGTCATACTAAAACCCATTCTTGGAAGAGTCGCACCTACTGAAGTTTCTGCCTGTACTCCTCTCATCCGAAGAATCAATTTATCTTTGGCTTCATACGCAATAGGGACCTTAAGTTGTTCCGTTATTACTCCACTTGAATTTCTCCTTTGAATGTTTATATCATTGAAAAGTGTTCCAAAGACCGCTACATATTTTCTAATAGTTTCGTGATAATAAGTCGTACCCAGCATTACAAACTCCCGAATGGATTACCTTCGGTGAAATCAATAATAGCATCTGCCGCGGCTTCTATTTCTGCGTTGTCTGCAGGTGCTACGGTATCCGCAGCAGATGTTTGAGCATCAAAAGAGGAAATAGAATAAGACGCACTAGAACTGTCACCAACAATATTTACAGTTCCAGAAAAATTGCCTGTCATGTTTATGAGATTTAACAGTTTATCAGTCGCGTTCCAACTAGCCACCTCTCCCTTGACCGTAGCAGCGGCGAGGGATGCCCCCTGATAAACTTGTTCACCAACAGTATAGTTACCACTACCCGTATCCATTGTAAAATCAATTGAGTAAGATTGTGCTCGTTCAATTGCATCTATAACCTCAATACCAGTATTAAGGTTTTGATCAGAATAAAAGAACATTTCACACAGAAGATCATAAGTTTGTAATCCACCGGTTTGATAAAATATGGCTTCATCCTCTACAAACATTACTTGGAATATTGCTTCAGTAAGAGGAAAATAAATCAAATCTCCTTCGTGTGGAGTTTCTGCTCTTCCGTCACCCTGAACATTCAACTCTGCCCATCTGCGCCTTGCAACAGTAAAGGTAATTTGATCTTTTATTTGTAGTCCGAACTTCGAAATGAAATCTCCCTCGCCTTCAAATCCATCAACAGACTTGATATACATTTCAATTGTATGAGCACTATTATAAGATGAGGTATTATCCTCGCCCATCAAAGTATCCTCATCATTCAATGTTCTTGGACAATAATATACATCTATTCCAAAAGTCTTTATTGCCTCAATGTTCAAATTTTCTATTAATCTTTGTTCTGGTGTATTTGTCCCATGCAGATTAAAATACTGATTTGTCGCCATTTATTATCCTATTAGATGATCAACCGGTAATTCGTACCGTAATGACATTTCTGTTTGAATAGTTTCTAGTTCCGTAGTTGCATCATCATAAAGTTGTCTTCCATTCATCGTTACTCCACCGGGTAATGCCATACCCTCAAACTTGGTAAGGTTTTGACCCCATTGTTTTTTCATCAAAGCAGTATTATATCTCTTGAGGAACATATCACTCCAAATATCTGTAAATGTAGCAGGATCAATAATCTTATCACACTCAACAATTATCCAATCATCTATACTTACATCTCCACCCCATGAAATATCAAGAAATAATCTATCCATGTGTCGATTAAATCTAAACATTGGAGTTCCTGTGAACATTTCATTAAGCATCATTAAACGTTCTTGTGCCATCTCATAACCTACAAGTTGTCCACCTAATTGATGCATCTCCTGCAGAGCAAATTGATACTTAGAGGAAAACATAGAATTAGATCTAGAATTATCATAGAAAGGAACAATTCTTCGAACTCCAATAATTGCCTCGGCTATCGATATGTATTTGTTATCAAAGTCACCTAATGCTGTTGCGGTAGATGAGTGAGTTGTTGCGGTTGCTGAACTTGTACTACCTGTAATGGTTTCATTGGTTGAAAAAGTAGTAGTAGTATTTGCATAAAACGTATTACCATCTCCTCCCGACTTAACTTCTGGATCTTTATATCTTAATGTAGTATTAGCACTGTGGTAAGCATGTACGGTTGCCTGAACACCACTTGTACCTCCAGTAATTATTTCACCATTTGAAAAATCTCCGGAAGGAGCACTTGCTAGTTTGAGAGTAGATCCTGATATTTGATGTTTTAGAAATGTGTTTTCGGTTGCATCAAAATGATATTCTTGATAAAATTGTAAAGAATCATCGATACAATCTTCTACTTGGTCATCATCAATATTCAATTCTACTACTGGCCAGCCAAGTTTCCGTTTACAATAATCTTTAAAAGTTGATCTAGTAGTTGGTTGTGTCATTTCGTTGCCT